CGGCGCAGTTTCAGGAATTGTAAACGGATAATGTGTTTAGAATGTGGTTGTAACCAGCCTACAAATAGTCATGGTGGTGGTCCAACAGTTTTACCTGATGGCACTACTACATCACACATGACAACGGCTGAGATAATCACACCAAAATAAGTATGAACAAGGAGGGTGCGTCATATAACGGGCGCACCCTTCTTTCATAAACAGGAGGCAATGATGGGCAGATGGGTAGCACCAGATAGAGGTGTTAGAGAAACAGTCATAGGCGCTAATACATATCGCCCTGACAAAAAAGGAATTTACACAGTTGATAGCCCAAGCGCAGAACGGGCTATGAAGGCAGAAGGATTTTTTGAAGCATCACTTAATCCTTATGACAAAGGGGACCGCGAGCGCGGCTTTACTTGCGTAGAATGTGGCTTTGGTAGTTGGTTTAGAAAATGTTCGCGTTGCGGGCATGAAAGCAATAACATTGCAACAGATGGGAATTCATAAATGGCAACGGGCGTAACAACACTCACTGGTTTTGATGAAAGCCCATACATTACTGTTGCTGAGTTTAAGAACGCGCCCACATCTATTGACTACAACAACCTTGTAGTAAACGGCAACCAACAAGCCCAAGATGCCGAACTTGCCCGCGTAATTATGCGCGCTAGTTCATACCTTAATGAGTATTTGAACCAAGATTTAGTAGCAGGCCAGACAACAGAAACACAGCGCGTTCGCATGAACAACCAGGGTTATATTGCGCTACACCCAAATGTAAATCCAATTCTTTCTTTAGAGTCTTTCTATTACGGCACAACGCCTAATAATCTCCAAGCGCTAACAGACCCATCACAATGCTGGTTTGAAAACCAACAGGTGATTGTTCCTCTTAGCCAATTCCAAACAACTTATTCTTCACAAGGCCCATTGGCATTTGGTCCAGCAGGCGTTCCAGGCCAGGTTATTTACACCAAATACACCTATGTAGGCGGCTATGTAAACACTCTTGCTACAGGCACACTAGGGGCTACTACAATTGTAGTAACAGATGCTTCAGGAATTATTGCAGGCCAGAGATACCACATTTATGATGGCGCTAATTCTGAGATAGTCACAGTTTCAAACAACTATGTTTATGGAAACGCCACCGTAACTCTTGCTACACCATTGGTTTACACCCACGCCGCAGTTGCGTTTAGCAATATGCCTACGGCTCTAAAGCAAGCGGCAATCTTGATGACTACAGTATTTATCCGCGCTCGCGGTGACAGTTCAATGACAATGAACCTAACTACACAGCCAACAGCCAATATTGCTAACAACCAGCGCTACTCAGGTTCCGTTGCTCTTGCTTTGGACATGGTTAGTAAGTATCGCAGGATACGATAATGGCAAACCTTACGGGCCGTTCTGCCGTTCGCGCTCAACTCTCAGACTTTATTTACAACCCGCCTATTGCTTCACTCAATCAAGTCTTTACTTCTTTTCCTAAGCGCATTGATTTTCAAGTTAATGCGCAACCAGGACAAATGAGCCGTAGCGCAGTTGTTGTATTTATTGCCGCAGAAAATGAAACCCGTTTAGCAATTGGTGGTGCTACTAGCGGTTGGAAGCGCGTTGATTACACCGTAATTCTTCAGGTCTATGTTCATTCAATGCACATGAATTCACAAGATGTGATGGCTGATTTTGATACCCTTATAGACAACATTAAAGAACGGTTGCGCTCTAATCACAATTTTGGTGATGAAAGTGGCAATTTAGTTTGGCAAGGTGCTGAGCCAATCATCACTGCCCGTTACGGTGAACCCGCAACAGCAGACGGTGAAGGAGCAACAGATATTTTTGCTGAACTTGAATTTGATGTAACACAGATGGTCCAAGCATAGGAGAAACATGAAAGTAACATACAAAGGAACAGATGAAAGAGTGTTTCCTTCACTTGGAACCACTGTAAAACCAGGTGATGTGATTGACGCACCAGAAGGTTTTAGTCACCCTGACTTCACAGTTGGTGGAGTGGCTAAGCCATCATTTACAACAGCACCAAAAGAAGAAACCACAACAACCCAGTCTGCCGCGTCAGACACAATCGCTAAAGAGGTGAAGTAATGTCCGTACAACAATCCGTACGCTCCTACCTTGGTATTGCTAAAGAAGCCACCAAGGGAACAATAGTTGCGCCAACCGATTTTATTCCAGTAGCAAAAGACAGCCTAAAACCTGTTGATATTGTGGACCCGCTCTATGACACAGGGCTACGCGGTTCCAATGTTGTTAATTATGCTTACATTCAAGGCCGCACACGCTCTACCGTAGATTTTGGCGGCGCAGTATTCGCTGACACAATCGGTTACGGTTTAGCAGGCCTTCTTGGTTCAGTTGTAACTACAGGAGCATCTGCACCATACACACACACAATTTCTCTAAAGAACAGTTTTGTAGCCGCCGCAGATGACCAGCCAATTTCTTACACATTGACTGATTTCTATGCCGCAAATGTTCGTTCATACCCAGGTTGCCAGTTCTCTGACTTTTCACTGAAGTTCAACGCAGATGGAATGTTGGAATATGATGTAAAAACAACTGGTTGGGCATCTTCAACAGTTGCAACTCCAACACCATCATTCTCAACAATTCTGCCTACACCAGTATGGCGCGGAACTGTAACAATTGCTGGCACACAAGTTGCAGATGCTATGAGTGGCAACATTGATATGAAGCGCAATGTCACACCTGTTTACGGTATCTCAAACACACAAAATCCATACCAAGTGTTCCTTGGGCCTATTGAAGTAATGGGTAAAATTACATTCATTATGGAAGATGACACAGAACTAACTCGTTTCCTTAACAACACACAGCCAGCAATTGTTCTTAACTGGGCATACGGCGCTGGTGCATCAGCAGTTCAAATCCAAGCAACAATTACTAAGGGTGCTTACACAGCCGCAGTAATTGAGCGTGGGGAAGATTTTGTCCAGGTAACAATTGACCTTAACGGTCAGGGCAACACAACAGATGCAGGTACAACTGGCGGTTTCTCACCTATTAAGTGGGTTCTCCAGAACGCTAAAGCATCTGGCACATACGCCTAAGTAATTCCAGAGTAGGCGGGTTGGTTGATAACGAACGCCTTCCCGCTATCCCGCCCGCCTACTCCTTTTAAGTTATGATGTAAGGAAGGCAAACTATTAGGAGGCACAAATGTCAAAGAAAATTACACTACCATCAGGCGCAACAGTTACATTAAAAGACCCATCTTTATTACGCGTTAAAGACCGTAAGCGCGTTCTTAAATCAGCAGAAGTAGATGGCGGCGATTTATCACGCGCTCTTGCTTTAGGTGATGCTCTTATTGCAATGCTTGTTGAAGATTGGTCATTTGATTTTCTTATTCCAGCAATCAAAATTGACAACCTTGATGAATTAGAAATGAAAGATTATGACGCTTTAGTTGATGAAACTAAAGAAGCGCAGAAGTTCTTGTTCCCTAGCCTGGCTGAAACACCAGAAACAGAGGCAGACCCAAAAGCGCCTTCAGGCAACTCCAACGCCTAAAATGGATTTTAGAAGGTGGAGAACGCCATGAAGCGTTTGAATATCCTGATGAACAGATGTATTACTTCAACATGGCTGACCGCTTTGGGTGGACACCAGACCAAGTAGATAATCTTCCAGCAGGAACAGCAGATTGGTTATTAGCAATTGCTAATACTGTAGAGAGTGTGAAGGCAGACAGGTCTAGAGGTGAGTAATGGCAGGTTCAATCCGTATTACTAATCTAGCCCAAGTGCTTGCAGGCTTTGACGCTACTGAGGACCAATATGAAAAGGCCGCGCAATATGCAATTACTGTTACTGGCCTTGCTGTTGAACGCCAGGCAAAAATAAATGCCAACACTGGCACACATAAAAAGGGAGAACCGCGTTCTGGCGGTCCTGGTCCCAATGTTGTAACAGGTAATTTACGCCGTTCTATTACAACAACTGCGCGTTATGGTTTTGGCACTTACATTGCTGAAGTTAGTGCAACAATGTCTTACGCCCGCCATGTTGAATTAGGCGGTCCTAATTGGAAACCTGGCGTAAAATATCCATACCTAGGTCCTGCGGCTGAGTCGCTGAAAGACAGTGGAAAATTGTCTAGAACCTTTACACTTGCACTTGCATCTAAACTGAGGGGATAAGGAATGGCATCATCAATCCCACCAATCCTAGTTCAATTAGTTGCTGATGTAACTCAATTAAAAGCAGGAATGGCTCAGGCTGAAGCATCTCTTAAAGGCTTAGATGGAACAGTTGCGGCAACAAGCAACAAGATGAGTTCTTTTGTAGGCAATCTTAAAAAAGTCGGCGCGGCTATGGGAGCCACATTTGCCGCTAGTCAAATTGTTTCTTTTGGCAAAGAGTCAATTATGGCGGCTTCAAACATCAATGAAGCCATCTCTAAAGTAGGCGTTGTCTTTGGCAATAACGCTAAAGAGATTGAAGCATGGGCGGCTGGTGCAACAGATAACTTTGGTATGTCAGAGCGCAGTGCGCTTACTGCCGTTGGAACTTTTGGTAACTTGTTTGACGCGTTTGGCCTTGGAGAAGATGACACAAAGAAATTTTCTAAATCATTAACTGAACTTGCTGTTGATATGGCTTCCTTTAATGACATGCCAGTAGATGATGCATTACAGGCTTTGCGTTCTGGTCTATCTGGTGAAACAGAACCTATGAAAAAGTTTGGTTCTGTTCTTTCTGAAACACGCTTAAAGACTGAGGCTTTAACTCTTGGTCTTATTAAGAACACCAAAGAAGCGCTAGACCCTGCGGCTAAGGCTCAGGCGGCTTACTCCTTGATTATGAAGGACACCGCAAGACAGCAAGGCGATTATGACCGCACCGCAGGAGGCACTGCTAACACTATGCGCCGCGTTGCCGCAGAAATGGACAACGCTAAAGTTGCAATTGGTCAGGGCTTGCTTCCTGTATTTAACGCACTTCTTAAAGTCATGGAATTTGGAATTGTCCCTGTTCTTAAAGCAGTAGGTAAATTCCTTAAAGAAAACTCAACAGCAGTTGCAACATTTGGCGCAGTCTTAGCGGCTGGCGCTGTTGCTTGGGGCGTTTACACCCTGGCTATTAACGCGGCCACAATTGCTACTAAAGTGTGGACAGCAGTTACAAAGGCAAACCCAATTGGTTTGATTATTACAGCCGTGGCTTTACTTGCGGCTGGCATTGTAACTTTATGGAAGCGCAGTGAAACATTCCGCAATGTGATTATTTCTGTAACCAAAGTTGCTATTAAGGCTTTTGCTTCTATTGTTCCTATGGTTGGGCAAGTATTTGAAGCCATAGCCAAAGTTGTATTAGGACCCTTAAAGTCATTGCTTACAATTTTATCTAAACTTCCTGGTGTTGGTAAGTTTGCCAAAGCAGGTTTAGATTTTATGAACAAAGGTCTAGACGGCATTTCTGATTTCTCTGACAAAGCCGCTAAAAAGGCTACTGGCCTTATTGCTTCATTAGACAAAGTTGGTAAAGAAGCAGATAAGACTGCAACCAAAGTTAAAGCCGCTACAGACGGTGTTAAAGATACAACTACTGGCAAAGGTAAAGGTAGCGCTGTATCTACTAAAGATTTAGAAACAATTAAAAAGGCTCAAACTGCTTTTGATGAGGACATGCTCAAAGCAAGAGAAAGATATGCAGAACAAGTTGCTGAGGCTGAAAAAGATTACGCTAAGGCACAAGTAGAAATACGCAAAGATAACGCCAAAGAACTTATTGATATTGCTAAAGATTATGCCGCAAAGGTTAAAGACATTGAGGCTAATCTTCAAGAAAAACTAACAAGCCTACGGGCTGACGCAGATAAGAAACGCGCTGACCTTACAAAGCAAGCGGCTGACAAACAAATGTCTATTATTCAACAGTCTATTGACCGTTTGCGTGGTGCATTTGCTACAGGTGCGGCGTTTAGTATTTCTGACCTTTTCAAAGGAAAGACATCTGGCGGCTTCTTAGAGTCTATGAAGAAGCAATTGGCAGATGCTAAAGCGCTTCAAGAAGGTGCGGCTTTCCTATCAGGCCAGGGATATGCCCAAACATTTATTGAAGAAGTTGTTAAGGCTGGTCCTACTGCTGGCTTAGACATGATAAATGAACTTAAAAAAGCAACGCCAGAACAACAAAAAGTTATTCAAGACACCTTTATGGACCTTGAAGCCATTCAAAACACAGGCTTAGATAACCTTGCTAAGTCTATGAATAATGGCGCTAATCTTGCTACATCTCAATTGCGTGATGCTTATGACCAAGTAGCAATTGACTTGAAGAATTCTTTGGCTGAAGTAGATGCTGAACTTAAAACAAGTATGGCTGAGGCTAACGCTGATTACCTAAAGGCTATGGCTGAAGCGGCGGCTGTTCGTGATGAACGCATTGCTGAGTCTTTGGCTAAGATGGAAGAAGCGCTTGCGGCGGCTAAGGCTAAATATGATGAAGCGCTTGCTGATGCTTCTGCTACTTTACAAAAATCTCTCAATGAGGCTATGAAGGCTTTTGAAAAATCTATTGAGGCTACTAGCGTTTCAACAACTCAAAAAATTAACCTGCTTAAAACACAACTTGCTGAGGTAGCCGCTCTCATGGCTTCACTAAGTATGGCTCAGGCAAATGCGGCGGCTATGGCTTCTTCATCTATTCAACCTATTACGCCTCTTAAACCAGGAGATAAAGGTTTTATTGGGCCTGTAACAACAACTAACAACAATATTAGTATTAAGACTACAAATTTGACTGACCCTAAAAAGGTAACATCAGATGTAGTAAATGGAATTAAATATGGAGCGGCTGTAACGGTTCCTAACAGAACAATGTCGCAATCTGCCGCTTTAAGGGACCGATAAAATGCCAGCCGTAATTCAAGAATATTCGTTTTCATTTAACGGGCAAGTTTTTGGTGGCGCTAATTCGCCTTACCAAATTCAATCTGTAGATGGGCTAGAAAGCCTGCCTGCTATCCGTAATCAAGATGACAACCGTGGCTACGCAGATGGCATGTTCTCAGGCCGTGACTTCTATAGCGGCAGAACTATCAGCATAATCTTTCTTACTTTGGCTTCTGCTGGAGCATCTGCCCAAGCCAACTACAACACCATTCAACAGGTCCTACAAGCCCAACAGAGCGGCACAACGCCTCTTTACTTCATCTTATCTAACGCGGCAGGTGAACAGGTCATATACGCCCGTGTGCGCGGTCTAAGGACTACCGTGGACCCTAACTACACCTACGGATACATTGTTTCTCAGGTTGAATTCTTTTGCCCTGACCCTTTGTATTACAACAGCAATATTCAAACCGCAGTTTTGGCTTACACCCCGCCAACAGGCCGTGTTTACAACCGCACCTACAATGTAACTTATGGTGGTGGTTCCGTAATTATTTCAACCACAATTACTAACACAGGTTGGGCAACTACCTATCCAACTATTGCAATTAGTGGACCTATTACAAACCCAACGGTAGGCAATACAACTGAAGGCAAGTCACTTAGTTTTGTTGGCACATACAGTTCTTCAGATATTTTACTTGTGGACCTGTATAACAAAGTAATTACACTCAATGGAGCGCCTGCTCGTAATACACTAATCTCTGGTGAATGGTTTTCTGCACAACCAGGTAATAATGAATTTTACCTGACTGGAACAGGAACATTGGCTGGAACTACCCAAGCGGTTGTCACATGGCAATCAGCGTTTGTTTAGGAGAATAAATGACACTTGTATCACCTCCAAGTTGGTTACAGGCGGGAAGTTACCCTGCTGAAAGTGACCGCCTTACAACGCAGGCTCTCTATGCCACAACGGGCATCATTGGTTCTACTTCTCTTGCTGTAAGCCAAAATTCGCCTCCTGGTATGTCCGTCAGAGTAGCGGCAGGGTGGGCCGCAATCATTGGAACTACACAGGCAAACATGGGCGCTTATGTTGCATACAATGACGCGCAAACAACTCTTACTGTAACTACAGCAGACCCAACAAACCCACGCATTGACCGTGTAGTTGTCACAGTTCGTGATGCTTACTATTCAGGTGCGTTTAATGATGTGATTTTTCAGGTTCTTGCGGGAACTCCTGCTGGTTCACCAACTGCACCAGCCGTTCCTGCTAACTCAATTAGCCTTGCAACAATCGCAGTAGGCGCTGGAGTTACATCAATTACAACTGCAAACATTACGGACACCCGTGTTGCAGTTACTTCTAACCTTGCTATTTCATCATTACCTTCACAAACAGGTAATGCTGGAAAGTTTTTGACCACAAACGGAACCGCCGCTTCATGGGCTACAATTACTACAGACCCAACTACAACCGTTTTAATGCTGATGGGAGCATAATCAATGCCAACAATCTATAAAGTCTTAGGGCAATCAAACCCTGCCGCAACAACTCTTACTACTCTTTATACAGCGCCAGCCGCTACACAAGCAGTTGTGTCAAGCATTGTTATTGCTAACCTTGCGGCTAGTTCTGCAACATTTAGAATTGCAATCCGCGTTGCTGGTTCGGCTATTTCTAATGAAGAATATATTGCCTATGACATCACCGTTGGCGCATCTGACTCAACAGTTCTAACCCTTGGTTTGACTCTTGCCGCAACAGATGTAATAAGCGTTTATGCTTCAACAACAACACTTGCGTTTTCTGCTTACGGCTCAGAAATTTCCTAACCATGATTTCAAGGGCGGCGCTATCTACCATAGTTCAGGGGCAACCTAAATATAGGTCAATGCTTGCTGGTAATGCGGCGTTTTTTCCTTCTTCATTTGAGTCTATTGCAACTGCTACTCCTACTAGCGGTAGCGCTATTACTTTTAGTTCTATTCCAAGCACATATAAACATTTACATATAAGGTTTTCAGTTAAAGCACCATCAGGAAACCCTAGTTTGAATTTAACTTACAATGGAGATACTGGTTCAAATTACACAATTCACACTGTAACTGGAAATGGTTCGTCAGTTACAGCAGGAGCAAGCGTATCTAGAACTAATTTTCCTATAGCGTGGGCTTTTGGAATGGTTGCAGTTTATCAAAATGTGGCAATAGTGGACATTCTTGATTACTCCACAACTACAAAATATAAAACTTCACGCGCATTTTATGGACAAGAAAGTAACTCAGGTTCGTCTGCAAGTAACTTAGAATTAAATTCTGGTCTTTGGATAAATACAGCCGCAATTAACTCAATAACTGTAACTGTTACTGGTGGTCTTGCTTATCAATCTGGAACTACTATTTCACTTTATGGAATTAAAGGATAACAATGCCAATTACATACGAGCCAATTGCTAATCAAACACTAAGTAGTGCAGCAGCATCAATTACTTTTAGTTCTATTCCTGCTAGTTATACTGATTTAAGATTAGTAATTGTTAATACAAGTAGTGGCGCTAATAATCAAGGTATTAGATTTAATTCGGATACAGGAGCAAATTATTCTTCAACACTATTTTGGAGTAATGGAACTGCGGCACAATCTTTTCGTTACACTAATGCCACCTACATGCATTATGCTTCTGACCTTGAAGTAGGTCCAACTACTATTCCAGCATTTTCAACTATAGATATTTTTTCTTACGCTGGTTCTACAACTAAAAATTGTTTATTAACTACATCATTAGACTTAAATGGGAGTGGAGAAGTGGCTAGACGAGTAGGGCTTTGGACTTCAACTTCTGCTATAAATACTATTACTTTGATGAGAACTGCTGGAAATTATTCAATTGGCACAACTGCTATTTTGTATGGGATAAAAAATGCCTAGCACATACACTTTAATTTCTTCTACTACATTAAACACAACAACCGCTACTGTAACTTTTTCTGCAATTCCTAGCACTTATACTAATTTAGTATTAAATGTAAGTGCTAGAAGCAGCCAATCAGGAGCATCAGCATCAGGATTACGCATAGCATTTAACGGAACAAACACTGCATCTAATACACAGTTACAGGGTGATGGGGTAAATGTTTATGCGGCAAGAGCCTCTGGTGGTTCTTTACAAGTTATTGGGTTAATTAACGGACCAACTTCACTTGCAAACACATTTTCATCACAAGAAATTTATATTCCTAATTATGTAGATACAACAATAAAACCATTTTCTACATTTAGCGTGCAAGAAAATAATATTACTGAGGCTTATAATGAAGTATTTGCTAATTTGCAAAATCAAACGCAAGCAATAACTTCTATTACTGCATCAGTTACAGCAGGAGCAAGTTTTGTATCAGGTTCAAGTTTTTACTTATACGGAATTGCAAAGAGTTAGGATAGACACATGGCTATTACAAAAATGTCTAACTCAGGTATTGCTTCTACTGGGACTGAGAAATATAACGACATGCTCGCGGGCAACCCGCCGTTTATTCCTTCTGATTTTGAGTCTATTGCTACTGCAAACGGCACAGGTTCAAGCACAACAATTACTTTTAGTTCTATTCCTAGCACTTACATTCATTTACAAATTAGAATGATTAATTACACAGGAGTAGGTGAGAATGTAGGCGTTCGTTTTAACAATGATACTGGTTCTAATTACGCCTATCATCAAATGTTTGGAGAAGGTGCTAGTGTTGGTTCATCAGCAGTAATAAATAATCCTAACATGTTAGGCGGCTATTCAAGTGCATCTCAATACGGTTCTAGTGTTGTTGATATTTTAGATTACAAAAATACAAATAAATTTAAAACAATTAAAAGCCTTCACGGAAGCGATGCAAATGGTTCTGGATTTATTCTTTTTAGAAGCGGATTATGGCAAAATACTGCCGCTATAAATCGTATTGATTTATTTGCAAATAATAATTTTACAGCCGCGTCTCAATTTGCTTTATACGGAATTAAAGGATAATTATGCCAATTACATACGATAACATTGTTACTACAACATTGAGCAGTGCGGCAATGTCAATTACTTTTAGTTCTATTCCAAGCACATACACCGATTTAGTTCTAATAACTAGCACTCAACATACTAACGCAGATACATCTAGCCGTTTGTATTTGCAATTCAATGGTGATACTTCAACTAATTATTCTTATACACAAATAAGAGGTAGTGGTTCAACTGCTTTTTCAACAAGAGAGTCAAATATAAACACACCTTGGATAGGGTTTGTTGGACCCAATACAACCGCAACTAATTTTTCTATAGCAAGAACCAATATTATGAATTATTCTAATTCAACTACTAACAAAACATTTATTTCTAGGGGTGATGGAGTTAGTAATACTAATTATGCAGTTATTAGCAATGCTTGTTTATGGCGTTCTACTTCTGCTATTAATTCTATAACTGTTGCTTCAGAAAACTATAATTTTTCTTCAGGTTCAACTTTTACTCTTTACGGAATAAAGGCGGCCTAAATTATGCCATCTACTTTTAATATTATTTCATCTGTTACTGTGGGTTCAACTGCGGTTGCAAATGTAACTTTATCGTCAATTCCGCAAACTTACACTGATTTGTATCTTGTATTTTCTCCTCACACAAACCGCACCAGTTATATTAACTCGGATATGTCTTTATCAATTAATGGTTCAAATGCTAATATTCTAACCAGTGCAATTTTTTCTTCATCAACTGGTGTCAATGGAAGCACTGGTGTTCAAGCATTAATGCAAGGCGGATATGATGGGCTTGTAACAAATCAATCTCTTGTATTTGGTCCTACCAGTATTTATTTTGTAAATTACACAAATTCTAATTTAAAATCTTACGGTATTGAATTTACAGCAGAAGGTAATACATCAGACATGGACCAAGCAAGAACTGGGTTTAGTGCAGGTTTGAACTCTAACACTGCCGCTATCACTTCAATAACTATTGCTCCAAATAGCGGCACAAATTTTGTTCAACATTCAAGTTTTTATTTATACGGAATTTCCAAGTCATAACAACAAAGGAGAAAACAATGGCAACAGACACACCAACTAAGGTAATTGTGGACTGCTCAACAGGTGAAGAAACCATTCTTCCCCTATCAGCAGAAGAAATTTCACAATTAGAAGCAGACCGCGCACAAGCAGAAGCAGACCGCGCCGCCGCAGAAGCAGAAGCAACCGCTAAAGCAGAAGCCAAAGCATCAGCACTTGCTAAACTAGCCGCTCTTGGTCTTACAGAAGAAGAAGCAACAGCAATAGCAGGTTAATTATTGGGAAAGGAGGTCTGCAATGGCTACCACCTATCGGTATTTATTTGTGGACCTTCTTACCAATGACATCATTGGCGAACTTCCATTAACGGGAGTTGCTTTTACTCAGCAATTAAACCAAGCAGGAACCTTTACTGGTCACCTGCTTTTGTCTGGTATTAACACAGATAAGTTCAATGTAGATAACTCAACCATTCCTGGTAAATGCGGTTTGTATGTGGACCGTGATGGCATTTTGGTATGGGGCGGGGTCATCTGGGGCCGCTCATATAACAGCGCAGAACAAATTCTTTCCATTACAGCCCGTGAATGGATTTCATATTTTGAGCGTAGAAGAATTACGCAGACAGTTGAATTTACTGGCATAGACCAACTTGTTGTGGCTAAGACTTTAATTGAAGATGCGCAAGCAGTTCCTTTTGGTGACATTGGTATTGGCTATAACTCAGAAGGCGAAACAACTTCTGGCATTTTAATTGACCGCGTTTACTATTACTATGAATTAAAAAATGTATTCCAAGCAATCCAAGACCTATCCCGTCAATCAGATGGCTTTGATTTCCATGTTGATATTGAATATGACGCAATTACAGATTTGCCTACTAAATCTTTTAACACTTATTACCCGCGCAGTGGCCTTGTTTACAGCGTTGGTGACATCAATGTGCCTGTATTTACCCTACCTGCTGGCAACATTGTTGAGTATGAATACCCTGAAGATGGCTCTATTGCCGCCAACTCAGTTTATGCAATAGGCGCAGGTTCTAATGAAGGCAAACTTATTTCTAATGCTCAACACCCAACTATCTTTGCAGAAGGTTGGGCGCTCTTAGAGGACCAAGTTAATTACTCAGATGTAACTGACCAGACCGTTTTAGATAACCTGGCTATGGGCGCAATCAACGCATTTGTTACGCCACCAATAACAATGAAAGTTGTAGTCCCTGCTTATGTGGACCCTGTTTACGGAACCTATGAAGTGGGAGATGATGCCCGCATTATTATTACAGATGACCGTTTTCCTAACGGGCTAGATGCTATCTACCGCATTGTGGGTTCAAGCGTAGAACCTGGTGAAGATGGGCCAGAACGCGTTACGCTATCTTTAACCACTGGAACAGAAAGCGAAATTGTGTAATGGCATATATCAATCAACCTGCTGACCTGCGTTCTATGTTTAATGATTTAAGTAACCGTATTGCCAAACTAGAAAACGCCACCCGTTTCACCGCTCCCAATGTAAACATTACTACCAATGAACCTGACAATCCTAGGGTTGGGGATATGTATTACGATTTGCAACAACAAAGGTTGGTGTATTGGAACGGCACTGGCTGGTATAAATTAACGCAATCAACTTATTGATTTTGCTAACATTATTTCCATGAAACTGACGCTTGATATTGCGCTGGCGCTTGCTCAACTTATTTCTATTGTAATTCTTTTACCTGCGGCGGCATTTAGAGTTTGGCGCAAAATAGATACGCGCCTGACATCACAAGACACAAAATTAGCCAGGATTGAATACGCATTATTTAATGAAGGTAGAGGCATGGAACAACAGTTAAAAGAAGTTCACCGCAATCAACAAGCAGTCATAACGGACCTGGCTGTTCTTAAAGCCAAAAGTGCTTAGGGTTATAGCGGGAGGCATATTATTAACAACATTATTGAGCGGGTGCGGGTATCAAGGGTGGGTGCGTTACCCATGTCAAGAATATGAAAACTGGGAAAAACCACAATGCAAACCACCGCAATGTGAAGCACTTGGTCAATGCACAAAAGACCTACTTCCAGAAGTGGAGATTTACAATGGCTAGAAAAAGATTTACTCCTGAAGAATTACACGCTCGTTTAATTGTAACTATTGGTATTGTGTTGGCAGTTGTGTTTGCTATATCAGTAAGCAGTATGTTGTATGCGCTTCTATTCATTACACAGCCAATGTCCCAAGCGCCTAATGATGCGGCTTTTATTGACCTTGTTTCTACATTGACCGTCTTTTTGACTGGAACTCTTGCGGGCATAGTCAGTGCCAATGGGTTAAAATCTAAGCCAAAGCCAAAGGAAGGTGAAATTGATGAGCCAAGCAAATGAGTTTATTGCAGTAGCACTTGCAGAAGTAGGCACTATTGAAGGCCCTAAAGATAATGAAACAAAATATGGCAAGTTTACTAAGGCTAATTTCTTACCTTGGTGCGGGTCATTTGTTAATTGGTGCGCCAATGAAGTAGGGCTAAAAATCCCTAATTGCGTTTCAACTGTTGCTGGCGCTACTGCTTTTCAAAAGAATGGCAGATGGCAAGATGCAGAAACAGCAACACCAGAGCCAGGAGATATTGTCTTTTTTGATTTCCCTGGTGATGGCGTGGACCGTATTAGCCATGTGGGTATTGTTGTAAAAGACAACGGCAACGGAACTGTAACCTGCGTAGAAGGAAACACTAGCCCTGATAAAAAAGGGGACCAAAGAAACGGCGGCGAAGTTTGCAAAAAAGTTCGCGCTTACAAGAAGAAGAACGGTAGCAAAGTGCTTCCGTCTAAAGCCGTAGCCGTAGTAGGCTTTGGCAAGCCAAAATTTAAGGAGTCAAAATGAACACAAAAATTAAATCAGCCCTAGAGTCATACGCCCGCTCATTTGTTGTAGCCGCTATTGCCGTTTACAGCGCAGGAGAAACAGACCTAAAGGCAATTGCAATTGCTGGACTAGCCGCTATTGCTGGCCCTGCAATCCGCGCAATCAATCCTAAAGACCCTTCATTTGGCTTAGTTGCTGATGTTGTTGATGTTGAAATCAAAGCACTTGCTAAGAAGTCAGCAAAGAAAACTGCAAAGAAGGCAGTAAAGAAGAAGGCATAAGTTTCCCGCCTCCATGGGAAAGCACACCTGAGCATGTGTCTAAACTGCTCCTTTTGCATTTTATGATGTAACCTTGTAGTTGAGGCTAGGAGGCGCTTATGGGTTTAGCAGACCGTTTAGAAGAAATGACAAAGTTACAAACACCTAGAGGTTTTTGTGCTTATCAAGGACTTTACAATTCACTTCCAAAAGAAGAACAAAAAGCATTAGATGAAGCAATAGCCAAAAACTATCCGCGCAGTTTAATCATTAGAGCATTAAGAGCAGAAGGATATAAATGCAGTTCAGACACCATGCGAGCGCATTTTAAGGGTGAGTGTGCATGTCCAAAAGAGTAAATGAAATTCTTGCTGACAGGCAGGAAGTTCATGGAGATGCGGAAACCAATTTCATAATGATTGGTCGCATTTGGGGAGCGCTTCTACAAATAGATGACATTCCTGCACATGTAGTAGCGCTTATGTATGACGCTGGAAAATCAGTGCGGTGCATAGCAAACCCACAACATGAGGATAACTGGCTAGATAAAGCAGGTTATACCCATCACGGCATGGAGATAGCCAATGAGTCTTAAAGACCAGTTTGAGGAAATGCCAGAAGGCATTGAGTCAGAAGATGTAAAAGAATTACGCAATGCGCTTATGCGTGTGCAGAAACAGTTGAAGCAATCTAAAGAACGCAATGAAGATTTAGTGTTTGCTACCAAGCAGGCCGCTTATGATGCCATGCTTACATTTGGCAAAGTCCCGCCTGTTCCTGAAATTAAGATTGATAAACGCAAAGCCAAAAGTGAAGTAGCCTTATGGCACATGACAGATTGGCAAGGTGCTAAACGCACCGTTAGTTACAACTCAGAAATTATGCGCGAGCGCGTTTTACAGTTTGCTAAAAAGGCTGTTTCAATTACTGACATT